ATTGGCGATGACATTTTACTTTTGAGACGCATTTCACGATATAATTCGGTCATTTGTTTAGGAACAAAAAGATCGAGAATTATGTCCTCCAATAGTTGAGTAGCGGCATTTTGTGATTCATCAAATTGCGAAAAATCGTTAACAATAGATGGATAAGAAGGATCGTATCGCATCTTTATTTCATAATCAAATTGAGCTTCGCTCATTTGATTGGCGTCAATAGATGTTTCTTTAAGAGCCCTAACGAATTTCTCTTCGATGGCTCTAAAGATTGCACAATATACGGCGTTTAGTTCTTCGGACCAGGCGGAAATACCCTGGCCACATTTATCAGCGTCATTAGTTTTTGCTAATACGCATTTTGTTATATCCTTCAGGAAAAAATGAATGGTGAATGTTTTCGATGCGGGTGCAAGATTTATTGGCTCCTGTGTAAAAATTTTACCAGATCTTTCCATTTTCTTGATCACCGGAGCAAGGTGTCTAGAAATGTCTTCTTCGGTAACTCTTTCGATTTTATTTTGATCAAAATATCTCTCGGAGAATTTTGTTTGTAATTTATCATAGATGGTATACCAACGATCATCACATACGGTATCTCTTGCTTTAGAGTATCGGCTTATCTGCGTCATTATTGTAGATATCAGGTCAGATACTCTGTATTGTTTACCAAGAATACATTGATCGAGATTCATCGGTAATAGATTGTCGGGGTTAAGTGGCGTCATTGTTTTCATTGTGAATGGCCGTTCACTCTTGATATTTTCAAAATCGTATGTGAGATATGCGTATTGTGATCGAGGGGGATTTTTCTTATAACGGTTGATCATGTTTTGTAAAAGTGTCGTGTTGTCAACAGATGGAATTGTTGAACCTAGATCGGAAGGGGGAAGAAGAATATCGTATTTGAAAGAGTGGAAGTCTGGTCTTTTTAAAAATCCAACTTGTCGTGGATTATTATACCAAAAAGCGATTCGTAATTAATCGCAAAATTGGTTAGTTTACCGACAAGTTTACTTTTTTTCGCTTCATGGTCTATGTAGATGTTAAGTTTATCGGAGCATCGTGTAAAAGCGACTATTCCGTTACTTCGATGAGAAATCATTGCTTCAAGTTCAGACTTTCCTCCAAAAATGTTAACGGTTTCGTAAGTTCTACCTTGTGTACTTTTAGCTGTTTTTAACGAATTTAAATAATATGAATGATCTTTCTGGACACGCTCTGAACAACATATATTTGTTCCAATCGATCTGTCGTTCAGTTCATCCAAATCATTTATCGATATTTCCGTATCAATATTTGAAAGAGAGATGACAGGATATTCGAATATTTCATTCATCAAAGGTGCGAGTTTGGGTCCAAAACGCATAGTGAAGCGCATAACTTCAATATTTTCGTCGTCGACGAAGTCACTAAAGCATTTACTCGAGCAACTTCCTGTTACATCATAATATTTTGTTTGGTTAGTGTCACCGATAAAAAGAATTTCATCATAATCGAATGTGAGCATAAGTAATACCAAATACTCATAAGCGTAAGCAGAAGCCTCGTCTACGAATAATCTTCGTCCGACTTGGTGAATTTCTGCTATTTTCTCGTAGGTTTTAACCACACATTTGTCAGAGGGAAAAGCCGCTTTAAGATCGTCGTGTACTTTCGAAAGTAGATCAGCGAATGGAGCGATATATGCATCTTTGATCGGATCAAAGTTGTGTGTTATATAGTGAGTTTTTCCAGCGCCCGCGAAACCGTTGATAACTTTGATTTTCCTTTTATTAAAGTCAAAGTCGTTTACTTTCTCGAGAGCTTGATCAATTTTGGTCAGTATCTGGCTTTTAAGATCAAAAATGCGGTCGACGGTATTGTTGCTACTTTCCATAAAATATATAGCTTTTAGTGAAAGAAGTGCTTCCTTGGCCTCTTTATTCGATATTTTTGGTGCTTGAAAATCGCCAGGTGTTGTGAATTTTTTAATAAGTTTCTCCAATTCTTTCTTACATATTACAGTTTTGTCCTGAATACGGCTAAGATTAAATCTTTTAGCACAGGATAACCAATCGGTAACTTCGATATCTTTATGTGAACTCACTGGATTTGTTGGTTTAATGTCTTCATTGACCTTCGTTTCAAGATCTTTCTTCATGAAGAAAAATTCTACTTCGATTTGTTTATTCGATTTAGTTTGATAACTGTATTGTTTAGGTAAATCATATAGAAAGGTCTTTTTCTTCAATAAAGAAAAACCGCGGGTATTCGCGACTTTGATCCAATAATGCGCGGTTGTCCTCGGTACTAACATACCATAGTAATCGGTTGCACAATTAAAGATGTTCGCTTTAATTATTTCTGCTGCAGATCGATAATTCTGGTCGCGACCGAAAGGGGGATTAGCAAAAGAGATATTAGTCGATGGGGGTTGTTGAAGAGTAAGATCCATTTGGGTGTATTCAATCGCTTTATTAAGCGATGAAGGTCTTTGTGTTATATCGTTTGTTTTTACATTTGTGAATTTTTCTTTAAGGAACATATTCGCAAATATACCGGTACCGGTACAATGATCGGTTATCGTCATTGTTTTGTCGTTGACGTAAGATGCGATTATTTTCGCAATCTCTTTCGCTATAGGTCTTGGTGTGATAAACGTCTCGTTATTACTCATATTCGGATGGCGTTGTTTGAGCGAATTTTCGATCTCGGAGATAGTTTGATTCTTACTGATTGTATGATCGGTTTTGGATTTTCTCAACTTTCGATTCTGAAAGTTTGTCCGCTCAAATTCGTCGTCGTCGATCGGAATCGTTGCCGGTTGTCTTGTTGGTTTAAATGTCGAATTGAACTGATAATAATCAGCGGCTTGCATTGTAGTTGTTTGGCCACGTTTTTGTTTCGGATAACCAATCCAATGCACATTATATTCGTTAACTAATTTGTGAACTTCTTCGTTTTCATCATCAGAAGAAGATCCGGCATTGTATTCGCCATTTTGAGTTCTTACGGAGATATTAAAAGGGAGATGATGACTCGTTAAATACTGGACAAGTTCTTGTGTCTGTACAAATGTATCTGTTATTGCACTTTCTTTTCGCGATTCTTTAATAAACTCTTTAAAATCGTCGGCGGGAATCCCGCTAGTTCTTAAAGCTTCAAGTGCACACCATGCCGTGGGCATTGCTCCACGTGTTCTGAATTTCTCTTTTAAATCTTCCTTACGTTTTTCTTCATTCGCTTTAGTTTTTAAACTTTCTAATGTCGCGAGTTTAGATTTGAGATAACTCTCATTTGAGATCGTATCTTGAAGGATCGATAAAACTTCGGAACTTAATGCAGTGTTTGAAGTCGAAATTTCGGAGTAAGTGTCGAGAGTTTCTTCGACTGTCGGTTGTGTTAAACCAACGAATGAAGCATCGAATTTTTCGTATTCTTCATTCAGGAGATTCAATTCATCCATTATTTCACAAAATTTTTCGTTGTTATTCATAAATTTTGTTTCGTATTTGTCAACAATTTGGTCAAATAATTTTCTTGTTGCTTTAAGTTTTTTAATTTGTTGGGTGTCTTTACTTGATTGTGCATAAAAAACTTGGTCGAGCAATTTTTTGTTCCAAAGATAAATAAAATCGGTTGGTTTAAGATCTTTAAGTTCATAATCGAGTTTATCGGTCGATGTATTCATGTAATTCAAAAAGAAATCAGCAATTTTTGATACTATTGCTTTTCTTGGATCGGTGAAAAGTTGAAGTGTTCTACACTCAACTTTCGCCATCATAAATCGCTCGACTTTTGTCTTTGTAAAAAAATCAACAAGTGCCGGAAAATGAGAGTGGAATTTTTCTTTTATATAATCGAAAGCTCTTGAAGCTATATAAATTCCACCATGATTAGCACGATAAAAAGATTGACCTAATTCGGTTCGTCGCATAGAACCTTCAATAAGTCCACAAAAGACATAAGCGTCGATTTCGTCGTCGCTGACGTCACCGCCTTGTTGTATCTTCGTGGATCCAATCACAACGTTTTTAAAAAGTGATTGTACATGCGTGTAGGCGTCGGATATTATGCCTTTTGGTTTGTCATAACGTTCTACAAATTGAATTATCGAACTTAATTTTGCACTATCCAAAAGCATTTTTTCGTACTTTGGAATCTTTGAGAAAAAAAGTTTTGGATTGTACACTATAACATTTTTATCGAATTTGGGTGGTAGATCTTTTCTTATCATCACCTTTGGTATTTTGGAAGGTACGAATTTCAAGAGACACATCTCTCCGATTGAATCCATAATTTCATAATACCAATAGTTATTATCGGGTGTTTTAATATACCCTTGATACATGAGGTCCATTATGGTTCTGTTCGAATGGCAGTATCCATTTGTCATATCAGCCATATGAGTCATCGTGAATCCTTCATCATATTTGGAAAATATCACATTGAGTTCCGGAGAAGTGTATGAATTGACGTGTTTTAGTCCAAAGGGTAAAATAAGTGTTGCATAAACTTCTTTCGTGTCGGTGTGATCACATCGAATAAAAAATTGAGTAAGATCTATATCATAAAGCGAGTCAAATGCAACTATAGTGTCGTTACGGTGAGGGCAATTTTCTCCGCCGTACGTGCAGAGTGACGTGTAGTTTGTATCGTTTTCCAATACACGGATTTTCTCCTCCTTATCAATAATAGATTCCTCGAGATCGCGCATTTCGGGGATTATATTCTTTGTCATTGTAAGGGTGTCTTGAAATTTTTCGGATGTGCATGCACCGTCGGAAAGTATTTTCTTATTCATTGTGTATGTTTCGTTCAACAATTTATATTGTTCACGCAATGTTTTAATTTGAATAGCGAGCGCTTTTTGTGATGATCTATTACGGAAAGGATCGTTGTTTTTGTTATTTGGCTCAAGACAATAATGAACGGAGTGGGCGGTTTTCCAATTGTCAGCTTCTTTTTTATCGAATTTCGGGCCAATTACAACTATACGACTGTGTGAAAGATCAAGATTCAAAATTTGATCGTTTAATTCATCAGCAAATACCTTCAAATGAGGGTGCGATGTTCTTTTTATGTGTGGATCTTGTTTTCTTACACATATTCGAGAAGGTATTGCTTCGATTATACACTGAAATTCGACATCACTGCAGGGGTATTTAACTAAAAGGGCAGTATTAAATAGATTTTTTGCAAGATCCTTTTGATATGCTTCGGTAGCATCGTATGCCGCGGAGCCTTTGATGTTAAACTTAGTGAGTGCGTCGTCTAACGTTTTACTCGCGCCTAAGATCGCACCAATATAATCGGAGTCGTCGAGAAAGTGTATCTTGAGATTCTGGATTGTCACAGTCTCGTTGACGTTGGCTGCTAGAGTGAAACAGAATTCCCACTCTTCTTTCGGTGTCAATGTAGAGAGGTCGATACATGCAGTGTCGATCATGTGATTTGCGATGATAAGAACGGTTGAGATGGAGTTGTTGAGATCGAGTGGATGGGCTTGGAGAATTCTCAGGAGTAATCCAGCATCTATATTTTTTCCATAACGGTCGAGATATTGCTGTCTCAAACGTGGTTTGATGACGCGGGTCCAACACGCGCCTTGAGTTTCGTAAAGATTTAATAATCTGCGTAGCTTGTTCAGCGTCCCAAAACGGTAAAGTTTCTGCCTGCCGGAGATAAATAGCGAGGTTTGCCGCAATGTAGCGGTAAGATTCCTTATGATATAAAGTCTTAGAAAAGTGCTCGGAAGGTTTTTCGAGAGCGTACAAAGAGATGAGTTCCTGAAGTTGTTGAGGAAATATTGTAAAGTAGGACTCAAGTGCATATTGCTTAATTGATTCAATTGCCGATTGAATCTCCTTATTGCGTTTCTTAAATTTTTCTCTATAAGAGATTTTCTGGTTTTTGCTGAGATCTTTAAATTGGGAGTAATTTTCAGAAAGTTCGATGTAGCTAATTGCGGCTTCGTCAAATTCTGAGATAAGATTCTTAATTTGTCTTCTTCGTCTTGTATTTTCGATATAAGACGGCGTTGGCTCCTGTTCGGTGAGCCATTCAATTTGATTTTCGGAAGTCGTGTAGGGCTTTCCGGAAATTTTGGTTGTTGGCTTAAATGATCTTGCCAATTGTTCCATTGTTGGGTATCTGATGATTGCATTGATTACAAAGTTGATTACCAAAGTTTGATTGAGAAGATCGTTAAGCATTTATTCTAAAAACTTTAGACTTTGTCTGTAGCGTGAGGTTGTTGCCTTTTGCTTGTTGACTGTTGTCTTTTGTTGTTTGAATTTTGCTGAATGATAATCTGCT